CCCTCGAACGTGGCCGCCGATCCGGACCTGGCGAAGGGGTGGTTGTCGGCCCGCCTGCAGGAGATCGGGGACCAGGTTGCCAACCTTCGCGCAGACCAGCCGATCTTCCACTTCGACAGCGTCAAGCTGAGCATCCTGAACGAGGACAATCCTGCCTCGGGCCTAAAGATCGCCGAAGTGATCGAGGCTCTGAACAGCATGAACCAGGCCGGCCTGAAGTCCATGGCGACGATCCTGGGCCGCGCCAAGTCCGGCACGAACACCGCGTCGGTTGAGGCTCGCATCGCGGCGATGAACGCCGACCAGCTCAACCGTCCGGTGGCGGAGCTTCTCGGCCGGGTCTTCACCTTCCTGCTGAACCTCTACGGGATCGCCGGCTTTGTGGAGGCCGAGTTCGAACCCGCAGAACTTCGGCCGCACCTGGAACTCGAGCCGCAGCGTGTGATGCGCGCCGCGCGGCTGCGTGAGGACCTTAGCCTCGGCATCATCACTGACGCCGAGTACCACCTTATGATGTACGGCCGGCTCCCGCCGGCGGGATCGCCGCAACTCAGCGGCACCAATTTCATGGAGAACACCCGCACGTCGGTGGACGCGGAAGGGGTGACCCCGAACGGCGACCCTCTTGGCCGGTCGGTCGCTCCCGAAGGCGGCACCCGACAAGCGAGATCGAACGCGACCCGCTCACAACGGCAGACGCGTGCCGCGCTTGAGCTGCTCGACGCGGCCTAGTCCGCAATTATCAGCAAAAATCTGCAAAGATCAGCGTTGCGCCAAAATAGCTGGCTGCTGCTTATCACCCATGTAAGTGGGTGAACAAATGAAGCGCATCCCAGTCACTGAGAGTATTCGGCAAAGAATGGTCGCGTCATTCGGCGCGGAGGCCAATCTCGACACTCTGGTCGTCTATGAGGCGATCGCAGCAAACCAGATGCCTCTGCGTAGAAACCGCGGTCTTTACAAGGGCGCACGTTTCACACCCGGGATGATGCGCGAGATGGCCGCAGCAGTTGCTGCGGAGTCTGTGCCTCTTCAACTTCAACACAACACCGAACCGTTGCCGGTTGGCCGGGTCTTCGCCGCTGAGGTCTACGACGACGAGCTGCGGACCTTGTTTGCCGTTAACCAAGAAACTCAGCCCGCGCTGATCTCCGATCTGGACGCCGGTGTCGTCGATCAAGTGTCGGTGGGCATCCTCCCCTCTCGCCTTCTCTGCTCCGAGTGTGGCTGGGATTACATGGGGGAAGGGGCGACTTTCGAGAACTTCTGGACCCACACCTGCGCCAACGGACACACCGTCGGTGAAGATGCTGTCTTCGTCTGGATGGCGGCCCTCGAGACCTTCATGGAGCAATCCCTGGTCGGTAAGGGCGCAGTCCGCGGTCCGAAGATCGTGGCTCCTTCCGAAAGCCAATTTGCCAAGTCGACCACAGTCCGCCGGCTCGCTGCCTCCGCGGAACAAGCCGGGCTGTTTGTCTGCTCCGGCATCCCTGAGCCCTCACGTAAGGAGAACAAAAACGTGGACATGGAAAAGTTCCTGGCGCAGCTGACCGCTTCTGCCTCGGAAGCTGCTACCGCCAAGGCTCAGCTGGCTGTCTTGACGGCCCAGTTGGGTGACCGGGAAGCGACGATCGCGACCCTTCAGGCCCGGGTGACCGAGCTTGAAACCGCGGCTGCCGCTCCGAACTCGGACGTTGAGACCGCTGTAGCGGTTCTCACGGAAATCGCGACCCGTAGCGCGGTGGCTCTTGGTGAGCAGACCCCCGCGGTGCCCAAGACCGTGAGCGAACTGCAGGCGTTTATTGCCGAACGTCAGGCCAAACTCACGGCCGTGCTGCCCACCAAAGCCCGCTCGGAGCCCGCGGAAAATGCTCCTGGTCAAGCCGGGCCCACGCTCTCCGCCGCCTTCGTCACCCGCAAGTAAGGAGCTTTTTTCATGTCAACCCCCTTCCACAATGGTGTTCGCCTCGACAGCGTTCCGGAGCAGGATGCCCAGCGCACCGTTGTTCTCGCTGCCGGCATCACGCAGGCTCACATTGGCCGCGCGCTGACCCTCGACGGCACCAACGCCAACCGCTACCGCCTCTCCGGTGACAACGACCCGGTGGACGCCCGTCTGCTCCAAGTCGAAGACCGTGGCTCGCTTGGTCTGATCGGCACTGCCGCTTTCCGCTTCATCGACGAACTGCCGATCGCGGAAAACGAAACCGTGACCGTTGGAGCCCAGGTCGTCGGTGCGGGTAGCGGGTTCATCAAAGCCGCCGCCGCCATCGGCACCCCGGCTGACCTCGCCGCCGCAGCCGCCGCCATGAACACCCTCCGCCGCCGCAAGCACAACCTGGTCCAGGAAGTGCGGACCGGCTTCGCTGTCGTTTCGCTCGGCTTCTAAGCCCAGACCCAAAGGAGAACTTGACTATGAAGCCGCTGCATTTGCTCCAACGTGAGGCCACGAACTTCCTGGCCCCGCTGAAGTCGAACAACCACACTGAGGGCAAGGACTTCGCTGCTCGCCTGATCCAGGAAGCGCAGGAGTATGGTCTGAACCTGCGGGATTATCTGCGGGTGAAAATCGACCCCACCAAGTGTGAGAACGCTGCTCAACTCGCCGCTCTGAAGATGAACGGCTACGAAGCGGCTCTCTCCGCTCTCGGCTTGCCCGTCGCCAACGACATCGACGCCGGCATCATGCTGCAGGCGGGTGCCGACGTGTTCCAGACCTTCCCGGGCACGCGCATCATCTTCCCGCAGGTGATCGACGACATTGTTCGTTACCGGTACAAGCAGACCCAGTTCGAGCAGGTCTCGAACATCGTGTCTCAATCCCGCACGATCAACGGCGTCGAGATGATCTCGGTGGTCGTGGACGACAAGGCGGCCGATTACCAAGGCCAGCGGGCGATCTCCGAAGGCGGCCCGGTCCCGATCTATCAGATCAAAGCCGGCGAACAAGCCGTCCGGATCTGGAAGTTCGGCATGGGTTGGGAATACACCTACGAGTTCGCTCGTCGGATCTCCCTCGACTTGCTGACCCCCTACGCCATGAAGACCGAGCGCGAGACCGAGCGTTCCAAGGTCTGGGCTGCGACCAACATGCTGGTCAATGGTGACGGTGTTCAAGGCGCTGCTCCGGAAGTGGACCAGTCCAGCTTCAACACCTCGGTCGGCACCAACGCCACCAACGGCAAGATTAGCTACCAGCACCTGTTGGCTTGGTTGGTCTCACGGGCCCAGTCTGGGAACCCGATCGACACGGTGGTCGGCAACTACGACGCCTACCTGCAGTGGTTGCTGATGTTTGCCGTGCCTCAAACCAACAGCGGCGAGTCGCAAGCCGAAACGCTGGCCCGCACGGGCTTCATGGTTCGCGGCGTGCCGATCCTCACTGGCACCGTCGACTTCGTGCTCAGCGCGGCGGCTCCGGCGAACAAGCTCATCGGCTTCAGCAAGGCGGACACGATCGAAGAACTGATCGAGTCCGGCTCGCAGATCCAAGAGAGCGAGCAGCTGATCCGCGTGCAGAAGTGGACCTACGTCCGCACCGAAAACGCCGGCTTCCGCCTGATCTTCGGCGACACCCGGTCGGTGTTCGACTTCGGCAACTAAGCCGAGCGGGCAGGGTCAAAGTTCGGGGGTGGGTGAGATCTCACCCACCCCCGTTTTTGTGAGGACACATCGATCATGAAACAGCTTGTCAAAACCACTGGGCCGTTCAGCCTGATCCTGCCCAGCACCGGTGTCACGATCCAACGCCGTCGGCCGACCGTCGTGCCTGCTGGCGACCATTTCGTTCACGCACGCGCCGCTGTCGGCGAGCTGAAGGTTCTCGTGTCCGATCTCCCGGACCATGCGACCGACGCCGCCTGGGAAGCGACGTGGAAGGCCTGCGAGGGCGACTACAACCTTGCCCTGGCTTCGTTCCTGGCCGAACTCAACGGCGAGATGCCGGACGAGAAGACCGGTGAGAGCGAGGCGGACGACGCTGGCAAGACCGGTGAGAGCGAGGCGGACGACGCTGGCGCGAATGGCCGCGGCGCGCGTCGTAAAAAGTAGGACATTATTCCTATGGACTACGATTACTACCGCTACACACGCCCTGCCGAAGTACGTTGGGCCAAAGAAATCCGGGAGGTCGTCGACCTCCCGGACGAGACGTGGCGAGAAGTGCCCGACACCCCCGGGTACTTTGTCTCAAACCTTGGCCGTGTGAAGTCAAAGCATCGTCTTCTAAAGACACCTCCAACTGGAAGATATGGTTATTTGTGCTTTGCTCCAAGCATCGAAGGTAAACAAAAACCGATGCTTGTCCATCGGGCTGTGGCTCTGGCGTTCCTAGGCGAACCGCCGGCTGGTCATGAGTGCCGGCACCTCAACGGCGACCGCACGGACAACCGTCTCGTCAACTTGGCCTGGGGAACACGTACTGAAAATCAGCGGGACCGAAAGAACTATAACACCTGCAACTCGGGTCAGAGAAATGGTCAAGCCAAGCTGACTGATGAGGACATCCGAGCGGTGTTTGAGATGGCAAAGACGCACAGTCAGGCAACGGTGGCGAACCATTTTGGGATTTCAAAATCTCATGTCTCGAACATCGCAGCGGGTCGCAGAGGTGTTAACATCACAGCCGCGATTTCACGCTAAAAATTAGTATGCCACTACCCATAATCTTCATTACGCGACTGGGAGAACGGAATGCAGACCTACGAGCCGAACACGATCGTCAGCGTCTTCATCCCGTTCATTCACCAAGGCGAGGCTTTCCTACCGGCCGCCAACAGCGTCCGCTACACCCTGCGGGACCACGCTGGCACTCCAGTGCCCGGGTTCGTCGACGTTCCGCTCACGCCGGGGCTCACCGACACTTTCGTCCGCATTGAGGTCCCTGCTCTGCAGAACGCGATCACCGCCGGCCGTCGGTTCGAGACCCGCACGATCAACCTACGCGCGTTGATTGGAACCACCCCCTGGCATACCCAGGTCCGGTATCGCCTGCTGCCCTGGCTTCCGATCACCGTCACCCCGGATAGCATTCGGAGTTACGTCGGCCTCGACGTGACGGAGCTGCCGGACACAGACCTTGATGTGATCTCTGCGGCCCTCGATGTTGAGGCCGAGCTGACCCAGACGGTGCTCGCCGCGGCGCTCATCAGCGGCACACAGAACGAGCGCATGGCCAACCGCGCCATCCAGGCTCAGGCGGTGCTCAACTCACTGACGGCAATCAGCAGCCGCTACCTGTTGCGTCACACTGACGGGTCGATCAACGCGCAAAGGGGCGCGCTGAACATCGAGGACCTTGAGGCGCGGGCCCGCCGCGACCTGGTCGAGGCCAAAAACCTTTTACTCGGTCGACCACCGACGGCAGAGGCGATGATGTATATCCCTGCCCTCATCGATCCGATCACGGGGGCCTAAGATGTTGCTCCGTGTGCGGCAGGACTATCGCTTCCAGGAGCCGATCCAGATCGAGGGCGGACCCCAAATCACGGGCTCAATTCAACGCGCAAGTGACGCGGAGACGCCGGCGCTGGATTTCTCAAACCCGCGCCTGATCCTGCGGGTGGGCCCGAACAGCCTGCTCCGCACTGGTCAGGTTGTCCGGCGGCGTGGAGGCGGCGAACGCTTTGTGGTGGCCGATCACAGCCGCACCCCCTGGTATCGGACCTTCTGGTTGTTCACGGCCCACAAACAAGCCCTGTGGCAGCAGCCGGTCACCGTCACCAATCCACTGACTGGTTTGTCCGACGATACCAGCTGGTCAGCGGGCGAACAAATCTGGGTCGGTTGGGAGGTGATCACGCGCGAACTGCTGGATCGTCAGATGAACAGCCGCGAGGAGATGTATCGGGTCATCACAGGCAAACCCATCCAACTCAATGACCAGATCGCCGGACATCGTGTGAAGCGGATCAACGAAGCCCTCGGCATCTATTTCCTGACGGTGCAGTGATGAAGGTCCGGATCGGCAACCGGGCCGGCGGTTTCAACGTGGTCAGTGCTGACACCAAAGCAGACCTCGCCCGGGTGGAGGAACAGGTCAGAGTGGCGATCATGCGGCAGGTTCAGCAAAAGAGCCGGATCGCGGTAGGACCCACACAGTATGCACAGCTGCAGAAGCTGATTGAAACCCTCGCCGGTCGGGAGGTTCTGAGGATATTCCCCCTCGCTGTTCGGATCATCAAACGGTCGCGGACCTTCAATCTCAGCGACCTCCACAATTACCGCTATGGGTTAGGTCGCACAGCCTTCGGGACTGGGGACATGGGCAGTTTAAGCATGCCTGGCGGTAAAAGTTTCCTCGGCTCGGTTCCGAAATGGGGTCAAGTCAACTGGATGGATCTCAGCCCCAACTGGATCGAGTACAAATACGGCACAAACCCGCCGGGCAATCGGTTCTTCATCCACACAGGTCGGCTGACCAACTACCTGTCAGGCCGTGGGGGAGATCCGAAAGAGTTTGGCGGGGTCGAGACTGATGTCACCTCAAGGGCGACGGGCGCAGCCCGCCGATCCACGAAGTCTGTGCTGGCGACCCTGCGGGTCAATATCTTCCCCGGTATCAGCCCTAATCTGATGCCGATGCTCTCGAGTAACCGCTGGAGCGACGCCGGCGACGGCTCGTTTGAACGGCGGTTCTTTCCAGATCGGACCGCGGAGAAGCTGATTGGCCCCGAGGGCTTCCATCGCCCCCTCTTTGTGCCGATCGTCCAGTTCTGGACGGCTTTCCACATCCCCAGAGCGGTGACCGTCGCGATCAACCGCTGGCTCAGGAGCCTGTAATGACTGCCCGATACGATGAGCTTTACACCGATCTCTGTGCCTCGATCGTCAAATACTGCGTCGACAAGATCAACGTGCTCGACGCGACGTATCCAGAGCTTCAGTTTCTCGACTGGGACGCTCACGGAGAGATGCGTGAGTTACCGGACAAGGACCTTCTAGGCCCAGCGGGTGTCGGCATGGTTCAAGAGGACAACACGTTCGAAGTCACCTTCTCGATAGGCGTCTCGACCCGTAACGACCGCAGCCTCAATCGACTACGCCGATTGGTTAGCAACATCTACGCGGACCTTCGCCCCCAACAGAAGCTGCACATGTACCGTCTGGCCACCGCGGTCGCCGGCACTCCCCCCACCCCTCTGGGCTGGCTCGTTTGTCAGTCGCCATGCCTCATCACACCGATCACTCGGGCAGAGACCCGCGCGTTTCAGTTTGTTCAGTTGCGTGGGTTGCTCGATCCGAAGCTACCATTCGCTGCATGACCTCGCGATCGCTTTCAATGGAAATCTGAATGGCAAGGTAGATGACGGCGTTGAAGAGATGGGGAGGGCTGATCTCGTGCTGTTGTGCGAAGGCCCGCACCTCGTCGAAGAGGTGATCGTCACGTCCGTAGATCGTCAGCTTCCGGACTAGTTCACCAGTTCGCAAAAACGGTGGGATTTCTTTGTATCGGGTTTGATAAATATCAAAACCCAAGCGCATAAGCAGGCGCGCTTCGGCATTTAGACTGCGACCCAAAACCTCCGAACGGGACTTCAGAGTCTTGTAAACTATCTCTGAGGCGTAAAAGCTGTATTTTCCCACTGGAATTATCCTCTGCGCTATTCAGCACTTTTCTGCAAAATAACTTATAGCGGAACGCGTTACTTTTGGCGATGACCTCAGGGGCGATTAGACCACGCTCTAAGGAGATTTGTCATGAGTGACTTTGGCCTTGCACGGACCAACCAGTTCCTTCTCTCGACTGCGGAACTGATGCTCGGCCCGTCAAACATGGTGTTTGAACTGACACCGTCCGTGCACTCGGTTGGCTTGGTGAAGAACGTCAGCTGTTCTGTACAGCTGCAGCACACCGAGTTGACGCAGGGCGTCGCCAACAACCTTGTGTACTCGGTGAACACCAGCATCGACCCGATGATCGAAGCCGAAGTGTTCGAGTACACCGCTCGGAACCTTGCCTATGGCGCGGGTCTCGAGGGCCACAACGCGGCTTTCAATCCGATCACCGATAGTTTCGCAATCTCGACGGCCTTGACCGACGCTAGCACCACGGTTGTCCTCGCCGGCACCGGCAACCTGACCGGCTGGAACGTGGGCGACTGGCTCGTCCTGCAAGACGGCCGCGGCCCGGTGATCCACATCGCAGACGTCACGGTGGTCAACACCACGACCCGTACTCTGACCATCAACCCGAACAAGAAACTACCGACGGGTATCACCTGGCCGGTGGCAACCACTCGGGTGTTCCGTGTGCAGAGCCTCCCGCTCGGCACGCAGCCTACGATGATGTTCGGTGCTAAGCTCGTCGGCAAGTTGCCGGAGAACGACGAACCGGTCGTTCTCATCTTCCCGAAGGTGCGTGTTGTCCAGGGCTTCAACATCAACTTCCAGACCGACAACTTCGCGTCCATGCAGTTCCAACTGAAGCCTTTCGCCCTCACCGCGGCGGATCCCTTCTACTCCGACTTCAGCGGCAACCGTATCGGTCGGGTCTTCCGTCGCTAAGACCACGGTCCAAGCAGATAGGAAGAGGCTCGGGAGCAATCCCGAGCCTCTTTACTATAGTCTTATTTAATCTCAACTTGAAGACGCGAATACAACTCCATAGGACCTAAGACACCTACGGAGTTTGCATGAAAAGCGCGAAGACCCCCGAACAAGAGACCTCAGCCCCTGACGCTAGGTTGACCTACCAAACCCTCTCGGGCGAGACCAAAGAACTGTTCATGTCCTACGGGCTTTTGAAAAGCCTGTGCGGTTTTGTCGGTGGGCTGGAGCGGCTCGACGTCATCTTCATGACCACCGAGGGCTTCGACGGTATTCTTTACACTGTGTTTGGTCCCCGCGACGCCCGCGGCCGGTTGATCGACGACGAGGAGTTCTCGACCGACACCCTGGATGTCGCCCCCGCGGAACTCGAGCGCATCGTCGGTTGGGCCCAGGAGCACGTTGTTGCTTTTTTTCTGGGGCGGGCAAAGCAGCTGGCCAAGACCGGGCAGAAAACCGGTCCGGAGCTGCAGCGCCTCAACTCGTTGCTGGCTGGCTTGCAAAACTCGACTTCGAACGAGCTGCCTGCTGGGCCTTCGACTGCGTCCCGTCGAACGTAGATCAGGAAGTATTCTGGCTGTATTCCTTCGCGGACATCAAGTGGAAGGTGGGCATCACGTCAGAGCTGAAGATGATCGAGCAGCAGGGTTTATTTGAAGCTGTCTGTCTCGCCATTGGAAATGCTCTTGGAGGCTCAAAAGGCGGAAGTAAACCAGTCGCTCGCGAGACCACCCTACCCGCACCCAAAACCGCGGAGGAATTGCAGGCCAGCCTGGACAGATTGTTTGGGTGAGCATCATGAGCGTCGACACTGAGATTGATATTCAGCTTCAGGCCGACGCGGCACAGGCCAACGCCGCCGCCGCGGCCTTTAGCAGCAATCTCAGACAGACACTCCTGGTCGTCAAAGACATCGAGAAGACGATAGAGCAGATCCAAAACCGGCTTCGTCAGTCCTTCGGGGGCATGGAGCCGGGACAGATCGGGCTGCTCAACCGTCGCTTTCGCCAGATTGCCCAAGGCCCGCTCGATACTCAGGCTCGCCGGGCCGAGATGCAGTCGTCGATCGCCGTGCAGCGCAACGCTGCAGCCCGGCTTCAACTTGAATATGAGCGCAGCGCCCGTCGGCGGATCGACGCGGAGATGGAGATTGTCGCACGGCAGAGGGCGTCCTACGCAGCTCTCGACCGCGCCCTCCGGGCCCGGACGAGCGTCGAGAACGCCGTTGCCCGTGAGACCGCGGCCGGCCGGACGGTCACCCGAAACCTTCAGACCGCGGTCGGCCGGGCGCAGCAAGAACTTGAGGCTGCTCTGCGTCAGTATCCTGCGCAACTGCAGCGGACCCTGCGGCAGCAGATCCAAAACCGGGGAACGATCCCCGCTGAGCGGACAGTAATCGCCCGGAGTCTAGGGGCCCAGGGCATTGTTACCGGCAACTGGCCGCAGCAGCTCAACGAAACCGGCCGTCTTTTGACGATTGATCGCCTGCGTACTGAGGAAGCTCGGGCGCAAACTCGCGAAGCCGAGCGTCAGGCCCGAGCTTCACAGATTGAGGAACAGGCGGAACGCCGCGCGGCCGAAGCCCGCCGGCAGGACCAGCGATTCAACCGGCAGGTGAGATCTCGCTTCCGGCGCGAAGCCCGGATCCGGATGGACGCGTCTGATGATCCGTTCCAGGAATATCAGCAGTTCGTACTCGGAGCAAATCTCGAGGCCGGCATGCGAGGCCGGCGTCTCCGCGATCGGGACCTGTACCAGGAGTTCGAGCGGTACATGGTCGAGCGCGAAGCTCGCCAGTTGCAGACCCAGTTCCGCCAACAACAGGCTGACACTCGTTGGCAACAGGAGCGGCAACCTCGAGCCGAGCGTAACGCGATCGGCGCTCTCGATCGGATGAACGCCTTCGGCGGGGCTGGGATCTTCGCTATCCAAGGCGACCTGCTTCGCAACTACGCCTTGATGTCAGGCGGTCTCGGCACCGCCTACTTCATGGGCCAGTTCATCGTCCAGCTTGAGAAGGATCTCGCTCAGCTGCAGGCGATCGCTGGCGCGACTGACGGTGAGATGCGCTCATTGGCGCAGACTGTCGCCGACGTCGCCACGACGGCCAACTACGCGGCCAGTGAGATCGTCAACGCCGCAACTCTTATGGCGCAGGCGGGCCTCTCGGCGCGGGAGATCGACCAGGCGCTGATCCCGTCGATCCAGCTGGCGACTGGTACCGGGACCGACCTCGAAACCACGGTCGACGCGATCACTTCGACCATGAGCGTTTTCAAGCTCCAGGTCTCGGAAGTTGCTCAGGTCGCGGACGTTCTGACGAACGCGATGAACCGCACCAAGTTGAACGTCGAGCGGTTCGCTCTCGGTGTTCAGTACGCCGGTAACATCGCGCACGACAGCGGCCTGTCCTACATCGAGTTAACCGCGGCTCTCGCCGGCATGGCCAATCAAGGTATCCGCAGCGGTTCGACCCTCGGTACCGGCCTTCGGCAGCTACTCATCGACCTGCAAACCCCGACCGACAACGCACGTCAGCATTTCGAAAACATGGGCCTCACGATGGCCCAGCTCGATGTTCGGACCCAGGGTTTCTTCCGCGTGCTGACGACCCTGCGCGACGCCGGCTTCACAACGGCCGATGCCATGCAGGTTCTCGAGGTTCGGTCTGCCGCGGCCTACGGCGCGCTCGTTAACAACCTGTCTGGCCTGCAAGAACTGCAGCGCACGTTGCTGATCCAAGGCAGCGCCGAGCAGGCGGCGTCCGTTCAGATGGACACCCTTGCGGCCCGCTGGACGCAGATGACCAACGCGGCCGGTCTGTTCGGCGCGGCGGTCATGGAGATGTTGAACGGTCCGCTGAAGGGCTTCCTCCAGGCCCTGACGGAACTGTTCAAGCTGTTGACCGACATCGCTCCGGTCCTGTCGGCGCTGGTGCCTCCCTTGCTGATGCTGGGTCTGGCCAAAATGCTGGTTACGATCGGCGGGATCGTGCAGGGCATGATGCAGCTGAACGGCCAGATGAGCACGTTCAACGCTGCGCAGTACCGGGCTTCGCGCCGTGGTTTGCAGGGACTGCGTGGCGCTACCGACCGCAGCCGGGTCTATGGTCCCTGGATCCCACCCTCGGCCCGGGGTGGCGGCGGTCCTGCCCCCGGCGGTGGTCCTGCTCCCGGCGGTGGTCCTGCTCCCGGCGGTGGTCCTGCTCCCGGCGGTGGTCCTGCTCCCGGCGGTGGTCCTGCTCCCGGCGGTGGTCCTGCCCCCGGCGGTGGTCCTGCCCCCGGCGGTGGCCCCGCGCCTTGGACGACACCCCCTCCACGTTATTTTCCCCCAGGAGGGCCACCAAATCAGTGGGGCGCAGGCCCCGGTGTAAGTCAGTCACCCCAGGCCACGGAAAACCGCCGGCGGACGGCTCTGCGGTGGATTGATCGCACCCTCTCCGAGTGGGGGATGACGGATCAGACGTCGACGCGACCGTCGGCCCGCACCCCCGTACAGGAGCTGCCCCCGCTCGGCTATCAGCCGACGCTCCCGCAGTTCCGAGAAATGTTCGGTGAGACCGTGGACCAGATCCGCGAGCGCACTAGAACGCTGGCGCAGCTCCCGGCCTTCCCTGGGCTAAGCGATGAAATCCAAAGCCTGTATTCACCGCAACAGCACGCGGCTTTCAGCCAGGGCCTAAGATACGACCCCGCCCAGAACGTATCGCTCGCGATCGCGAACTCCCTCGCTGCAGCGATGGAGCGCATCGAGTTCGCGAAAACGCCCGAGGGTCGGTGGGAGGCGCTGCAGAGAGGCCCTGCTGTCGATGCCTCCCGTGCGGTGTTTGATACCGACCCACTGCCGCAGTTGGTAGAGGGGCTGCGGGGTCGAGACCCAGTTCCGCCCCCGCCCCCGCCGGTTCCACCGCCCCTGGTGGCCCGTCCCGGTACGGTTACTGCGAGGATCCCGCCGCTGGGGTCGACAGAGATCGCTCGGGGCGTGCGGGTTCAGTCGCAAGAAACCCTGTTCAAGATGACGGCGGCGCAGATTATTGCGGCCCGCAAAGAGCTGGCGACAAGCTACAGCAAGCTGATCGCCGACATGGACACAATCTACACGCGCGCCAATACCGTCTCGACCGAGCTTGAGGCTCTTAACACACAACGGTCCACTGCGGACGATGCGGCCCGTGGTCCTATTGATCAGCGGATTGCAGCTCTGACCGCAGAGCAGTCTAGGCTGCGCCACGCCACTGACAACCTGTTCCCGGTCGAGCGGGACCGCATGGTGTGGCGAGATTACACGCTACAGCAAGAGCTTCAGTCACGACCTGCCTTTAGCCTTGATGAGGGGAGAGCTGAATACGAGGCCCAGGAGCGCGAAAGGCTGAACGCAGAGATCGCGAAGTCTACAACGGCGATCGAACAACTGCAGCAGCGGCAAGAAAGCCTTCGCGCCGAACAACAACGAGGTATCGACACCTCTCATCAACAGACCCGTGTTGCTGCAGATCTGCAAAAGGAGCAGGCCCGCCTTGCCCAGCAAACCACGGCGCTGAACAACGTGTCGGCACAACTGGGTCCGACCCTCGGCACCATCGTAGCCCAGCAAGAGCGCGCCACCGCCGCGCTTCAGAACCAAGCAACCCAGGTCACCACCAGCACCTCTCTCTGGAGCCGGTTCGGTAATCTCTTGCGGGGTTCGGTGCCCGTTCTGGTTGGCACCGCAGGCGCACTTGCCGGCATGGCTGCTGGTTCGCCGGCCGCCGCCGCCGGTCTCGGGAGCGTCGGGGCCGCCGCGGGGGCTCTTGGCGCGGCTATCGGGGCCTCTCTTGGTCGCGCGGTGAACGCGGGCCTTGGGATGATCGCCCCGGTTGCGGCCCGCGCCGGCACAGCCCTTGCCGGTCTCACGGCTCAAGCCGCGGCGCTGGGGGCAACCTGGGCCCGGGGGCTTGGCGCGCAGATGCTGGCCGCCCCGTTCTCCACCCTGATGTTTGTCGTCGGCGGCGCGATGAGCGTCATGAGCATCTTCAACTCGGTGACGAAGACCACCGCGGAGCGGCTGGACGAGGCAAAGACCAAGATCTCCGAACTACAGGGCGAGGTCGACAGCACGCGCAGCAGTATGGATGCTCTCGACGACCAACTTTCCATCATCAATAACCGCCTGATCGGCTTGAGCACCAGTGGTGGTGATCTCACCGACGTTATCATCGAAACCCGTCAGCGCTTTGCGGCCCTCGGCCTTGAAATGCGTGGCAACATCAACGACGCAGACGCACTGCGGGATGCGATGTACCGCCTACAAGGGCAGTTGGCGCAAACCCTTGAGAGTCAGGCATTGGCGCTGACCGTGGCGGCAGAAGCGCAGCGAAGCGCCGCCTTGACAGTTGTGGAAGATCGGCTGGGAGGTGCCCGTACCTCCCTAGGCCGCAGCGATTCATGGCTTTCTGGGCGGGGCCTGCAGTCTACAAACGCGCTTGCCCCTCTATTTTCTGGACGCATCCCGGGCGTTAGGGACGAACAGGCGCAAGTCGTTCAGAACGTCACGAACATCATTCAAAGCGGTCTTCCCTCCGACGAGGCCGAACGGGATGTTGCCCTTAGCGCTTTGATGAGTTCACAGGCTCCAATCCGCCGCCTGCGGGACCAACTTCAATCTCAGAACAGAGCTGGGGGCACTGTTGATGCCCTTAACGAAATACTCGACGCCCTTGCGGATATTTCACAGGCGGTCGTCGAGTACAATGAGGCCAACGCCGTTGTTATTCAAAACAGACCACAAGTCGACGCCGGCGACCTTCGCTCCCTTCCCGGCTACGCGGAGATTGCACGCAACATAGAGCAGATCCGTATTAACTACGAAAGCCGGATGGCGGCAATCAACAACTCAGGCAACTCTGCAGAGCAGAACACTAGGGACGCCCTTGCATTTAGAGACTCTCCGGAGGTTGCTCAAGCTCTTGC